CGGTGGCGAGCTTGACCCAAGGTTTTCATACGCTAAGAAGACTTTGGATGCGCTGAACGCCAAGAAAGGTGAGAAGCTGTGCGAAATAAAAATGGGACTGACCGAAGACTTAGAAGCGTGTAGTTTCTTTGCTAAGAATGTTTGGTTCCGTGGAATAGCTGACTTGTTAATCCTAGATCGTGATGACAAGTTAGCGTGGGTGATTGACTACAAGACCGGCAAGTCGGCAAGATATGCTGACAGGGGGCAGCTAGAGCTTATGGCTTTGGCTACCTTTAAGCACTATCCCGAAGTGGAGACCGTTCGGGCTGGGCTATTGTTTGTAGTGAGCAATGATCTAATAAAGGATCGTTACACCACAGAAGATGAAAAGGAACTGTGGGCAAAGTGGATGGGAAACTACGAGGGTATGAGGGCTGCATTCGATAACGATGTGTGGAACCCGAATCCTAGTGGGCTATGCAAAGCATGGTGTCCTGTTCTTGAGTGTCCGCACAACGGAAGAAACTGATGCCGTATAAAAATCCGAAAGACCGTAAGAAACAAAAGAATCCCCCTGTGGGTAGCAAAGCGCATAAGGCACGTATGGAAAGACAACGTGCGCGTCGAGCCATGGACAGAACAGGTCGTGATGCCAACGGAGATGGTAGAGCAGACAAACGTGAAGGCAAAGACGTAAGTCACAATAAGATGTTAAGTCGTGGTGGTTCTAACAAAGATGGCGTACGTGTAGAAAGTAGAAGCGCCAACCGCAGTCGTAATGGTAAGAAGCCTCTAAAGAAAGCATCCGCTAGACCACGACGTAGGCAGTGAGTGAGGAAGTTAAAGGTTTGTTGTTAGGATTCAGCGTTGCTGTCGGTATATATTTTGTGGCATTTGTTTTGTACTTAATGGTTTAGGTCAGGGAGTCTCCTTTTCTCCCAGTTAGCACGTACCCGTCCGTGTGACCGAAGACGGGATTTATTTTCGTGGGGGGCATTAAAGTCGGGTGAGTGATGGCGTCCGACTTTCTCCCGAGGCATGGAAAACCTTGCAAAAGAAAGGGTGGGATGAAGTACGCTCCCCCACACATCGTGTGCGTTGCGATGAGTTTGAAGGCGTCAATTTCACCAACCATCACAACCAGTTTTGGGGTACGGCCTGTCAGTAATGGTGGGCCTCAACCGGATGCTCGGCGTAGGCAAACCTTACGGCCCTGCCCCACTTTTTATTGGAAGGGATATGGATTCAATTAAAACAGAGATGCACATACGAGAGCTAAATCTCAATAGTCGCACACAAAACTGCTTGCGCGGTGCAGGCATTTTATACGTGAGAGACTTAGTTGAGTGGACTGTAAAAGAGATATACGCAATAGAAGGACTCGGCACCGATTCTCTCTTTGAACTCTTGAACGCCTTAGCCAGACACCATCTTGTTTTGTTTAAGTCGGAATCACAGTAGTGAGAGTCATAGATAACAAAGCCTTATTACTCAGACTCCGCAATGAGCAACAAGTCACGCAGGTCATACCTAAGAGTAAAGCACTACCTGATAACAAAGTAGTGGTTAATTGGGGTATTGACGAAACTCATGTGCTCAAAAACCTCGGCATAAACGCACCGTCCCCTATAGAAGGGCGATACAAATGGACGGGTAAACATCAGCCGTTTGCCCATCAAAAAACTACCTCTTCTTTCCTGACTCTCAACAAACGTGCGTTTTGTTTTAACGAACAAGGCACCGGCAAAACAGCCAGTGCGATCTGGTCAGCAGATTTCTTGATGAACCAAGGCAAGATCAATCGTGTGCTTATCATCTGTCCGTTGTCGATCATGGACTCTGCGTGGAAAGAAGATCTCTTTACCTTTGCGATGCACCGTACCGTAGATATTGCCTACGGCTCTGCTAAGAAACGTGCCGAAGTAATCAACAGTAGCGCTGAGTTTGTAATAATTAATTACGACGGGGTGGAGATAGTAGAAGACGAGGTGGCAGCAGGTGGGTTCGATCTAATAATTGTTGACGAAGCCACACACTACAAGAACTCACAGACGAAGCGGTGGAAGACACTGAACAGATTGCTTGGCCCCGACAAGTGGCTTTGGATGTTGACAGGTACGCCTGCGGCTCAGAGTCCAGTTGATGCTTACGGCTTAGCAAAACTTGTTAACCCGAAAGCTGTACCCCGCTTTTACGGGTCGTTCAGAGATATGGTCATGTACAAAGTGACTAACTTCAAGTGGATACCTAAACCCGATGCCACCGAGACTGTCTTCAACGCATTACAACCCGCGATACGTTTTACAAAAGAAGAGTGCTTAGACTTACCTGACATTGTTTACACGAAACGAGAAGTTGAACTGACCCGGCAGCAGAATAAATACTACAAAGAACTGAAAGACAAAATGATTATGCAGGCGGCTGGCGAGGAGATCACCACGCATACCGCAGCCGTGAACATGAACAAGCTCCTCCAAATAAGTTCTGGTGCGGTCTACACAGATGGCGGCGAGACTTTAGAGTTCGACATCAAACACCGCTACAAAGTGTTGCGTGAGGTCATAGACGAATCAAGTAAAAAAGTTCTGATATTTGTGCCGTTCAAACACACCATTAAGCTGCTTGCCGACAAGCTACGCGGTGACAAGATCACTACAGAAGTGATTAGCGGGGCGGTCAAAGCAACAGATCGCACACAAATCTTCAAAGACTTCCAAGAAAAAAGTGACCCCAAGGTGCTGGTGATTCAGCCACAGGCAGCAGCACATGGTGTGACGTTGACTGCCGCTAACACAATAGTGTGGTGGGGGCCAACAAGCTCTGTCGAAACCTATGCACAGGCGAATGCTCGTATCCATAGAACGGGTCAGGATCACAAATGCACAGTTGTGCAGTTACAAGGATCGCACATCGAAAAGCGTGTGTACGCACTGCTAGACAATAAGATCGACACGCACACAAAAATCATTGATTTGTACAAAGAAATACTTGCATAAGCTAGAAGCTGCTATTACCATGCAGCCTTCACCATAAAATACCACTATGGGGGTGGAATGGATGTGAGTATTGAAGGCAGCACTCTGCCTATTGATAAGTTAACTAAGGTTTTCTTCAAGATAAAAACAAAGAGAGAAGCACTCAAAGCCGCTTTTGACTCTGAAGACCGTGAGCTAGAGCAGAAGCAAGCTAAAATTAAGGCCGTTCTTTTAGATCACTTGAAGGCTACAGGCCAGAAAAGTGGTAAGACTGAAGCAGGTACGTTCTATCGTTCAGTCAAGCAACGATACTGGACGAACGATTGGGAGTCCATGCACAAGTTCATACTAGAGGAACAAGTGCCAGAGTTTTTTGAAAAGCGCCTGCATCAGGGTGCGGTAAAACAGTTTCTTGAGGATAACCCCGACAAGTTACCCAAAGGACTAAACGTAGATTCTGAATATGTCCTTACGATGAGGAAGTCTAAATGAATACATTGGTGCCAATCGAAGACGTAGCAAAGCATTTTAGTGTGAGTCTATCCACAGTTCGTAAGTGGGCGCGTGATGGGGTCATACCAGAAAACATGTACGTAAAAATAGGACACACCCAGCGGTTTGACTTAGATCGTGTGGCAGATGCCCTGATGCGGTACAAAGAAAAAAGTTCGCCTGACACGTATGGCATAGAGTACTCGAAAGACAATTTTGGTGACGTTGATGACGACATCTGATGCACCGAATAAGTATTCAAGGGGGTAAGTTCTCAGGAGCGCAGAACGATTCTGGCACCACACTAGATGTAGTTATTGTGGATGCGGGGCCAGTCTCACGCTCTTACTATGCGGGTGAATTTGATCCGCAGCTTGCTAAAGCCCCTACGTGCTGGTCGATAGATACACAAAGACCAGCGGCAGAAGTGCCAGAGGATCAGAAACAAAGCTCAAGATGTATGGACTGTTCTTATAACATCCGTGGTTCTGGGGCAAAGGGAGGCAGGGCTTGCCGATTCTACCAGCGACTAGCAGTCGTGGAAGAGTCAGACTTCGATACGGTGTATCAGTTGCAGGTTCCTGCCAGCAGTATATTTGGAAAGGAAGCGAGTAAAGGCAGTATGTCTTTGCAGACTTACGCCAAATTTTTGAGTGGGCATGGCACATCGTCTATGGCGGTTGTCACCAGAATTAGTTTTGACGAAAACAGCAGTGTGCCAAAACTGTTTTTCTACCCACGAAGAGCGTTAGAAGAAGAGGAACTTGAAACGATTAGGTTGCTAGTAGACCGAGATGATGTACTAGAGGCGATCACAACCAGTTTTGTGGTTGAGTCGCTGTTCAATGTAACGGAAGGGTTCGATGTAAATAGCCGACTAGGAGACCAATATGGCTGAAGATTTTATGTATTACCAAATGACCAACGTAGAGGCGTTGTATCCAAAACTTGATACCACATACAAGTTTGATAACCGCGCTAACGGTGGCAAAGGTGGCTCTGTCAGGTGCGATGCACTAGATGACGGTGCCGAATACTCCCTGTCGTTTTTGATGACTGAAGCAGAAGCTAAAGAACTGTACAAAGCGATGAGGAACGCTTACAAGCGAAAGAAAGATGACAGTTGGCCCGACAAGTTCCCACTGCCATTCAAGAAGCAAGAGGACGGTAGGTTCTTAGGTAAGGCCAAGTTGAAGGGAGCATACGGCACTGATAAGACAACACCGCCTCTGCAAGTGGACGCAAAGAATAACAAGTTACCAGCAGACTTTCAGTTGACCTCCGGTAGCATCGTGAATCTTGCGTTTACTTTTGTGCCGTACAGCGTACAGGGCACCGGCGTTAGCCTACGTCTTAACGGCGTACAGGTCATTGACCTCAAACCAATGCAGTCCCGCTCACCTTTTGGTGTTGTGGACGGTGGGTTTGTGGCTCAACCAGATAACCCGTTCAGCGATACCACAAAAAGCACCGATGTCGAGTTGGATGATGACGACTCAGATGACATCTTTAATTCTGTTGAGGAAGAAGCCCCAGCACCGAAAGAGCCTAAAAAGGTTGTCAAGAAGTCTGCCCCTGCACCCACAGACGATGATGACGTTAGTGCTCTGATTGAGGAGTGGGACGACTAACTTAACGGGATACCCACTGCGGCTAGGTAATACCGAAAAGGGTGTGGCGACACCCCTGCCGCAGTGTCTCTTGATGTCTAACACGTTAGACATTTTAGAATTTTACGGGTGCAATTATGGATACAAGAATTTTCTTGCGGAAGATTCTGCCCAGCCAAGGAGTATATGTTCTCTGGTGCAATAACACAGAACTTAAAAGACACACACGAACGCTGTCATTTGAGGATATAGACGAGTTAGCAGCACAGGCAACAGAATACGACGACAAAGGTTGGGACGCTTATTTCGCGTTGAGTGCTTTCAAGGAAGAAGGCACTCGTAAGGCAACAGATGCTTCACATATCAAAGCTCTGTTCCTTGACATTGATGTGGGGGAGGACAAACCACACACTAGCAAGAAACATGCACTGCAAGAGCTAATGCGTTTTTGCAGTGTGCTAGACCTACCTAAGCCTATACTTTTGGACTCAGGTGGTGGGATACACACCTACTGGGCTTTTACAGAAGACATAAGCATAACGGACTGGAAGCCGGTAGCTGAGAAGTTCAAGGCTTTGTGCGCCGAACACAAGTTCCTCATAGACACGGCAGTGCCTGCGGATGCGGCAAGAGTGTTACGTAT